GGTTCCTAAGAGAACGATTAAATAATCCATTATATATATAAAATTACATTATATTATTTGTAGGCGGATTTTTATTGTATAGTAAATTGTACTGTTGCACGATTTGACCTTGTGTGAGTGGGATTGCGTAATAATTTATATTACAAATTGCGCCATACAACCCATTGTTACTACCTATATTAATCGTATTCTGAGTAACATTACTTGTTATGTTTCGCATACGACTTTCAAATGTTCTTTCTAAATTACCATTCACAAAAACGTCAACTGTATTATTATTGTTAAAATTTATAACAATGTTATTCCATTTTTGATTCGGCATATTTATATCGTAAACATCCGTGCCAATCGTGAATCTATATTTGTCCTTATTTGTTTCGCTCTTACATTTAACATATTCTATCTTCGGATATGTACCTCCATACGAGAATATATGGTTGTTGTCGCTGGAATTATTTTGTTGGTTCAAATATACCCACATAGAGAACGCATAATTAGTTCGCTTGGACTCGTATTCTCCTACGTCCTGTTTAACAAACGTCTTACTAAATGCAATATCTAAAAATTCAGGTTCATTCATAACCTCTGTACTTCCACTCTTCAGCTTTGACGATAATATCATAGGTAGTGACACGTAAGCGGTAATCAATAACAATTCAACTGCAAGTAGTATAAACGTCACACTAGATGTCAATCCATATTCCTGTTTGACATATTTAATCAAGTCTTCAAACAGACATGGTATGTAAACAATCAAATTTAATATAAATCCGGTCCATGATGTTGAATTTACCAAATACCGCCCGATAACGTTGTTCGCAGCGGATATTCCTACAATAATAATTGATATAATGAGACTAATTTGTATAATATTAGTAATAAGTTTACCGTTTGCATTATCGGAAATGCTATTAAATAGCGCGGTACGTTTGATGTATTTCTCATAAAATTCTAAAATAACACCTCCGAACAAGAAGACAATAATTGTAACAACTGTAATCGCCGTTATAACCCAGTCTTTACCTTTTCCTCCTGTAACCATTTTGTATAATGATGCAACAATCACAACTGTTACAAGAGTAATTATAATCGCTTGCGATCTAGATTCCAATACATTTGCGTCAGATACATAAAATAAATTCATTATTATTATTATGAATAGTGCGATAAGCAATAGTTGGGTTTGGTTTACAATACCCAGCATATTTAAAATGTTAGTTATGTATGAAGGATTATCAGACATAATTTACCTAAACGAGTATATAATATACTCCTATAAATTTTCGATGGCAGTTTTCTTACCATGACAATCTCTACACAACGCAACTAAATTATCGACATGATTGGAGCCACCATTTTCCAATCGTATCGTGTGATCTACCTCAAACCACGCCGGTAACTGTTTTTGGCAGTCGCCACAGTGCCAGTTTTGTCGTGCTGCTACAAATTTCTTCTTGGTTTCACTTACAGAGCGTTTGGTGGCACCTACTCTTCCGCTCGTCTCTTCGACTCTACCTCCGCCACCAGAATGTAATATTCGACTTTCATATTGCTGTGGTCGTGGCCCACCGAAATCGTGCTTGGATGTAAAATCTAAGATTGGAGAAATAAAATCCGTAGTGCTTTTATCGACTGGAAGATATTTAAGATATTCATTTGAAGCCACTAACATGCTTTGCGCTTTCTCCGGACTTTTTCTCATCAACCAACATAACATATATCCAAAAAATGCAACACCGATCATCTGGTAATATTTCTTCCAGGATAGCGCGATTTTCAAGTATTTGCCATCCGTGTAAATATTGGCGACTATAAAGATTGTTATCAAAAATATAACGATTTCAAATCGCATCTTATACTATATATATATCTAAGAATCCTTTGCAAGTTTGTATATTAAAAATATGCAGGAAAATGTAAGTGCTGCATGCAAATAATGCTTACGCATATTGAGTGTTTCGCTTAATATAAATGGTTTATCCTTATAGTGTGATTTATATAAATCAATTGATTTTAAGAAGGATATTTCTTCTTTTCCTAATGACGCATTTACCTTATTATGTATGAAATGGACCCATCTCACAAAGGATTCGCGAGAACCCAAGTAAGGACTAACCGGGTATTTATCTATGAGATTGCTAAATTTATTACCAATTTCAGGTACAGGTATGAAAAGTGGCATATTTTGTATTAAATCATAATATTTACGTTTTGTAACCGCATTAGGAGTTTCCGGATACGACTCTGCGACTGTATGTAGAAAAAACCAATAATGTGGTCCCCATATATCAGGAACGAAATCCATGTATTGAAAGTATATAGAACACTGTTATTATATATAAAAAGGTTGAATGAATAAAAATACGTATTGTAATAATTGTGGTAAACCGGGACATCTATTCAGTAGTTGTAAAATGCCGATTACCAGCTCTGGGGTAATTGCATTTCGTAAATCCAAAAGTGGCGGATTAGAATATCTGATGATTCGTAGGAAAGAAACTCTGGGTTACATTGATTTTATGCGTGGTAAATACTCAGTACATAACAAAGAGTATATTATGAATATGATGAAACAGATGACCTCATATGAGAAGGAACGGCTAAAAACCGTAGAATTTGATTTACTTTGGAAGGATATATGGGGCGAAGGATACTGTAATAATCGGTATAGATTGGAAGAGAGTATTTCTCGTGATAAACATAGTGCTCTAGTTGCTGGTATCGTCCTGCGAAATGATTTCTACACATTGAATGACATTATTGAAGAATCAATGAAATATTCCGTATGGTCGGAACCTGAATGGGGGTTTCCAAAAGGGCGGCGTAACAATAACGAAACTGATTACGACTGTGCGATCCGCGAGTTTTGCGAGGAAACTGGTTATCAGGCAAATGCTATAAAACCAATTCATAATGTTATTCCATTCGAAGAAATATTCACCGGATCAAATTATCTATCTTATAAACACAAGTATTTTTTGGCGTATATGGATTATGCCGATACACTGGATACGGAGAAATATCAACGCTCTGAAGTGAGTAAAATGTGTTGGTATACGATCAGCACGTGTTTGGCACAAATACGCGACTACAATTTAGAAAAAAAACGGATAATAACAAATGTTGACACGTGTCTGAAACAATTATCAGTATATCAATTGTAGTATAAAGGACATATTTATATATACATAATATATAAATATGCCACCGAAAGTAAGTTCGGATAAAAACAAAACTAGAAAACACGATAAATGCCCGCCGGAAATATGTCCGACTGGCGATTGTGGTAGGAACCAACGGTGGAATGTTAAAACACAAAAGTGTATTGTGAAGCCATACCAATACTGGCCCGTCGTAGATGGGTTTCGCCAAATTCCGGAAGACGTAAAAGACATGGTTGGTGAAGCGGTGTATAAAAAAGAGTATGAGGATAAAGTTGGTAACAAGTATCTCGACGGAAAGCGAGGAGAAGGTAAGATTGGAGAACCGATAAAATTAATACCCGTCCCTGATAATATTAAAGTACAAGTAGTTCCGAAAGTTGTATTAAAACCAGAACAAAAGCCGGAACCCCAACCAGGTCTCGTGGTTGTACGTAAGCAAAAAAAAATATCCATTTCTAGCAAGCCTCTTATTATACAAGGGCTTGCAATTGCATCAGATGAAGTTCAGCCGAAGGATACACCAGCCGGGTCCGATAACGAACCAGCCGGTTCCGATGAAGTCCAGCCAAATGACAATCCACCAGCCGGTTCTGATGAAAAGAATGATGAAGCCAAACTGCCTGATGATGAACCAGAATATACAGACGATGAAGTCTTTGTAGACGATCATAAACATGATTTCCTATACCCACGTTTAGACGATCCCGATTTTAGCTTGAAAATTGCAAAGCGAAAGGAATTTAATGACACTCAATATGACGGGTCTATTAAAGACATAAGAGAACAAGCCGAAAAATTATGCAGTGCTGATTTCGAATTGATGCCACACCAATCGTTCGTCAAGAATTTCATGTCTTTTCAAACACCATATAATAGCTTGTTGTTGTATCATGGTTTGGGAACTGGAAAAACGTGCTCTGCTATTGGGATTGCGGAGGAGATGAGGAATTACATGAAACAAATCGGATTGAAAAAATCAATCATGATAGTAGCGTCACCAAACGTACAGGATAATTTTAGATTACAATTGTTCGATGAGCGTAAATTGGAACTAGTAGATGGCATATGGAATATAAATTCTTGTGTCGGAAATTCGCTGTTGAAAGAAATTAATCCAACCGATGCGAGAGGCGTGGAAAGTGACCGTGTAAGTATAATAAGTCAAATAAAAGCATTAATAAAACAATATTATATTTTTATGGGATACACTTTATTCGCAAACTACATAAGTGAGTCGATAGACATTAAAGGACACGACGACGATATTAGCGAAAAACAACGTATAGAAAAACAACGGATCAAGAATATATTCGATAATCGCCTTATAATAATAGACGAGGTTCATAATATAAAAACGACAAAAACTAGAGACACAAAGGATCCCAAACCAGCCGACCTATTAGCCAAAGTAGCAAGGAATACTGATAATATGCGATTATTACTGTTATCAGCCACTCCCATGTATAATTCACATGAAGAAATTGTATGGTTATGTAATCTTATGAATCTAAATGACAAACGTAAGACTATCAAGGTGTCGGATGTATTCGGTAAAGATGGCAAATTCAATCCGAATGGAGGGAAGGAACTCCTTCGTAAGAAGTTAAACGGGTATGTTTCATACATACGAGGAGAGAACCCATACACATTTCCTTATAGGATATACCCCGAAAAAGATGAAAATGCAAAATATCCAACGATACAGATGAATAAGAAACCGATCGAGGCAGAGAAAGCGTTTCAGAAACACATCCCGATTTATATTAACGGGATCGGACAGTATCAATCCCAAGTATATAATATGTGCGTTGAGAACCTAGGTGAAGATGAAGACAAGGCATTCGAAGAGAAAGATTCGTTTGGTTACACTATATTACAAAAACCATTAGAGGCGCTGATTATAGTATATCCATCAAAGGATTATGATCCAACTGCATCATATACTGCTGAAGAAAAAACACAGTTATTGTCTAATATGATAGGCAAAACTGGATTATCGAATGTAATGCAGAACAAGGACAAAATAACAGACAAACATTATAATTACCAATATAAGCCGAATGTTCCACACATTTTTACTCCATCCGAGCTACCAAAATATAGTGCGAAGATTGCAAATGTTTGCGAAATAATAAAAAAATCAAAGGGTATTATACTTATATATACGCAATATATCGATGGTGGTGCGGTTCCGGTTGCACTAGCCCTGGAAGAACTTGGGTTCTCTCGTTATGGCTCTGATAAATCGCTTTTTAAAACACCACCTAGTCCGGCAATAGATTCCATGAGTATGCAACCGATAACAGAGGGTGGTAATCCCGCAAGGTATGTTATGATAACTGGAGACGCATCATATTCGCCGAATAACGATGAGGACATCAAATATCTGAATAGCGACGAAAATAAGGATGGTGAAATGGTTAAGGTTGTTATTATATCAAAGGCTGCTGGAGAAGGAATCGACTTCAAGAATATCAGACAAGTCCACATTTTGGAGCCATGGTATAACATGAATCGTATGGAACAGATCATTGGGCGCGGAGTTCGTAACTTGAGCCACTGTAAATTGAATTTTGAAGAGCGCAACGTAGAGATATTTCTACATGCAACGTTACTAGGAACAGAAGAGGAATCTGCGGATATGTATGTGTATAGATTGGCAGAACGCAAGGCGATCGCGATAGGTGAAGTAACCAGGGTTCTCAAAGAAGTTGCTGTAGACTGTCTTTTGAATATAGGGCAAACCAACTTCACGACCGAACAATTATACAAAATAGTCGAGAACGAAACAATCAAACTGTCGCTTTCTAGTGGACGTGATATAGATTATAAGATAGGCGATAAACCATTTACCAACATGTGTGACTATATGGCAGACTGTGCGTTCAAATGTTATCCAAATGCAGACGCGCCCGAACCAACCGACATAACACTTGATACTTATGGAATTGAATTTGTGGAAGAAAACAACGCACGAATAATACAACGGATACGTGATCTATTCAAAAAACGTAACTTTTATAATAGTGATGAAATAATTGCAGAGATTAACTCGGTAAAGAAATACTCAGACGAGCAGATATATTCATCTCTTACTCGTATGATAGATAATTCAAATGAATATGTAGTAGACAAATATGGAAGATTAGGGCACATAGTTAATAATGGCAATGTATATCTATTTCAACCTGTTGAAATCACTGATAAATCGGCGTCTATATATGAACGTATTGCGCCAGTAGAATTCAAACATAAAAACATATCAATTGAATTGCATAAACGTAAACCTGGCGCGTCTATACTGAATGACTTCGAACAAATTATCGATAATTTAACATCTAATTTTACGGACGTATTTTCATCGGACAAGTCAGGAGATTCATGGTATAATGAGCTGAATGCAATTAGACCGCATTTATTGAAAGAATATGACATAACGGATATCAAATTACAAAAACATGTAGTTAACCACATGATAGACAATATGATTTTGCCGGACAAGATAATAATGCTTAATAATGTTTATAATGGTATATGGAAACCATCAGCGGATCTAATAATGAAAAAGAGCCAAGTTGAAACTCTAATAAAACGTTATTTTGATGATCGAATTGTAACTGCAGAAGGTGGTGACATTGGGATAAGTTTGACACCAGACAATAAGGTAATACGAATATATTCTCAAACGGATAAAGGATGGGCCGAGG